GGCGGCGCAAATCTGCGTCCGCTCGACCAGCAGAGAGTTGGTCTGCATCAGGGAAATCTCCCGATTTGAGGGGAATGCCGTGCCGCGGCGATCAGCGTGCGGCGAGCGTCACGTAGGGCGACTGGGTATTGGAACCGGCACGCGGCGACTGCGCGGCCGCCCACCAGGGCTGCCCCGCCAGGCGGAAGGTGAACTTGAATGCGGTCAAGTCCTGGTCGAACCAGAGATGGATCGAGGTCTGCGCCACAACACCGGCCGCCTTGCGCACCGCCAGATACTGGCTGAAGTCCACCAGCATGATGTCGCCCAGGTCACCCACCGTCGCACACACCTGGTGCGGAATGACCGGACGGCCGAGCAGCCGCCCGAACGGCGCGTCCGACAACCCGCCGGGCGGCATGTAGACGGGCTGGTTGGCCAGGGTCATCAGCGGCAGTTGCGGCTCCGCATCGGGATGGATCAGCCAGACCGCGTTGGCGCGCGAGCGCACCGGCAGGCGCGAGAGCATCTTCACCACGTTCTGGGCGTTGATGGTGTCGGCGGTCTGCGCCGCCTCCGCCGCCTGCGCGACCAGGGCGGGCGAGTTCATGATGCCGAGCGGCTGGCCCACCCCTGTGCCCCAGGTCAGGGCGTAGGACACGCTCCAGTCCATCGCTTCCGGGGTCTTGGACTTCAGGTAGCCGTCGATCGAGGGGGAGTCCTCGAGCATTTCCTCGGTCACCGGCACCAGGGCCGCCAGCTTGTGTAGCCGGAGGTTGACCTCCCCCAGCTTCGGCTTGGTCTGGGTGATGGTGGCTGCCTCGGATTCCCAATACGCCTTGATGCCGTTGGTGCCCCAGGGCGTGGTCTCGTCCACCGGTGCGGTGTAGCTGTTGGAGGACGTCTGCTGCACGTCGCAGCGGCTGAGCAGGCTGTCCTGGTCGAACAGGCGGGTCATGATGGCGGCACGATAGTCGGGCGGCACCGCGAAACCGCCATCCGTGCCGACGCTCTCCTGCGTAACGGCGGTCGCGGCGGCGTTGCGGATCAGCCGGTTGTCGACCTGGCCGCCACGGACGGCGGCGTGTCGCACCGCCATCGCGAAGTCACCGAAGCTGCGGAACCCGCCGGACCCAGCGGCGGAGACGCGCGGGACAGGGGGCACGGAGGCCATTGCACGGGGTTGCGTCGGCTGCGGCCGCGCCATCGCCTGCGGTCGTTCCGGGAGAATTTGGGCGGGATTGTCCTCGTCACCCGGCACCGCATCGGGAGCGGTCTGCCGGCCACGCGGGGCACCCATGACCGCGCCTTGTGCGAGGACACGCTCGCGCCGGGCAATCTCGGTTTCCAGTCGGTCGAACTCAGACGAATTGTCATCGATCGAGCGGTTCTCGTCGGCGTTCATCTCACGCCGTTCGGCATCGACCTGCGCCAGAATCGCCTCGTTGGCGGCGAGCAGTTCCTCCTGGCGTGCCCGGTGCTGGTCGATGGCTGGATCACCGGCATGCGCCAGGATGGGGAAGCCGGGACGGCCGGTCGCCAGCAGGGCGAGCACACTCGCCGGCACCCGGGTGGGGGCGTTCAGTTGCAGCATGGATTTTCTCCGGGAAGTGCGGCGTGTGGCCGCGGGGAACGCGACGGATCAGACGTTCGCGCCGAGCGTGGGTTGTGACAGCAGACGGCGTGCCCGCTGCCGCGCCAGACGTTGGACTTTCTCGTCGTAGAGCGGGCGGATGATCGCTTCGGTTGGAACTACCGCTGATGCGGTCGCACGGCGCCAGTGCATCCCCGAGGGATGATGCCGTGCCGCCATCTTGACGTTCGGCATGACGGTCTGCGCGAAGCCATGCTTCACGGCATCGGCCGACTGGAAGGTGGTTTCCGCCGCCATCCAGGCCTGGATCTGGCTCTTGGATTGGCCGATGCGTGCCGCATAGACATCGGCGATGCTGCTCGTGGTCGCCTCCAAGTGATCGGCGGCGGCACGCATTTCGGCGGCCGGGCCGACGGCCACCGTCCAGGCTTCGTGGATCATGATCTCGCCGGCCTCGGCGATGCGGATTTCGTCGCCGGCCATGGCGATCACCGAGGCGATCGAGGCGGCAATGCCATCGATGAACGCCACCACGGTGGCGGGGTGGTCGGCCAGCAGACGATAGATCGCCAGCCCCTCGAACACGTCGCCACCGTAGCTGTTCAACCGGACATGGATCGTCGACACGGCGCCAAGCGCTTTCAGGTCAGCGGCGAACTGCTTGTCCGAGACCCCGCCGAACCGCTTGCCAATGTCCTCATAGATATAGACCTCCGCGACCGAGGAACCCTTGGCCTTCATGGAGTAGCCCGTGCCCATCTGCCGCCCTTCCTTTCGGGGTCTGTCCGCCGAGGCCGCTGCCATCGGGATCATTCGCGATCGGCTGTGGCACGATGTTCTGGCCGGCCAGTTCGATCGGGACCATGTTCACCGGGACGAAGTGCCTGTCGCCATCGGGACCGATCGTGTTCATGTTCTCGAGCCGCAGGATCATGTTCGGCGACGCGGCACCCACCATGAACAGCGACTTGTAGAGTTCGGCCCGCGCGGTGCTGTCGCCGCGCAGTAGCCCGTTCAGGTTCATCTTGGTCAGCAGGTTGTTGCGGTTCTGGCCAAACAGCTTGTAGTTCGCCTCCTGCTCGAAGGCCTTCACCCAGGGCACCACGCTGTCGACAACAACCTCTATCGACTGGTGTTCGATGTTGCTGAATGTCGCCCGTGCCAGATGCATGACTTTGTGCGGCGGCACGCCGAACCAGCGGCAGATTTCCTCGACCTGGTGCTGGCGCGTCTCGATGAACTGCGCCTCATTCGGGGCGCGGGAGACGGGCGTCCACTTCATGCCCTTGTCGAGGAAAAACGTCTTCTCCCCGCCGGCACCACGGAACTTCTTCAGTTCTTCCTTCAGGATTTTCAACCCGTCGGCGTTGAGGCTTTTCTCCATCTCGATGACGCCGGACGGATTCATGCCCTCGCCGAAGAACGTGGCGCCGAACAGTTCCGTTGCCTGCGCCCAACCGATTGACTGCGCGGCGTATTCCACCACGTTGTAACCGACTGGCCCTTCACCGAACCCTTTCAAATGAAACATGTTGCTGGCGTCGAGGTCGATCCAACCGCCAACCCCGTTCCAGACCTTGTAGTACAGCACGTTGTTCGCATCGTGCCTGGGAGACACCCGCGACGGATGGATGGGCCAGAGGTAAAGCGCCCGCCCGGCATTGTCGCGTTGGATCTCGGCGTAGCCGTTGCCCCAGAGCAAGGCGTGGCCGAGCATGGTCTGTCGCCAGGTGAAGGCGCCCATCTCTGGGTTTGGGCGCTGGTTCAGCATCGTATCCACCGGACTGCTGGTGACGCGCTCGATATCACCGTTGTTGCTCTCACGAACCACGCGCCACGGCAGCTGGGCGACGGCTTTCGTCAGGTACTGCACGCATGCCCAGACGGTCGCATTTTGCAGCGACCGGTCATGATTGACGAAGGTTCCCGCTGCGGTGCGGGCGCCGAGGAAGAACCGTCCGACGCTTGATTGCTCGGTGCCAGACGATGTCAGCCGGTTCAGCGCGGTGCGGAGGAAGCCGATCAATGCGCTGCCTCCCGCGTGGCTGCTTCGGCAGCCGCTGCCTGTGCCATTACCTCGTAGATGGACGGCTCGTCCTCGGCCTCGGTCCGATCGCGGGCCTTGCAGCCAATCGCCATCGCCGCCGCCACCGCACCGTCGATGCGGAACCGCGTCGCACTCTTGTCCAGCTTGCGATTGCCGCTGGCGTCGGTGATCGATACCGCGTTGGCGAAGCAGAACGTCAGGACTGGATTGCCGGGGTGCCGGAACCGCCTTTCCAGGACGCTGATTTCCAGCGCGTCGATCGCCGGTGCCATGTCGCGCCAGCCCTGGCCCCACGGAACCAGACGGAGCGCACCGGTGCGGGCATCGTCCTTGCCGTCCACGAAGGCGTCGACACCGATGGCGGCCAGTTCCCGCAGCAGCGCCTCGATCCGCCAGCGGTCGTAGGCCAGCGCCAACACCTCGTAATCGGCAGCGATCTCGGCGATCCGCTTGGCGACGAAGCCATAATCCACCGCACGTCCTGGCGGTGCCTCGATCCAGCCGGCTTGCTGCCAGTCCACATACGGTGCCCGGTCGCGGTCGGCATGCGGTTTCACCAGATCGCCCGGCTTCCAGAACCAGGCCGCGACACGTTCACCGTCCTCCGCCGACACCGCCACCAGCGCGGTCAGATCGGTGGTCGCCGACAGGTCGAGGCCGAGATAGACGGTCTCGCCCAATCGCAGCAGCGGACCCTCAGCCTGGCATGCCACCCACTCGGCTCGTGGGATCAGCGGCGACTTCGCGTCGATCCGCTGGTTCAGATACAGATTCCGGAACGGCGCCTCGAACGACGGCATCCGTTGCGCCCGGGCTGCCTGTGCGCGCATGTCCTCCAGGCTGCGAAAATCGTCCAGCGCCGGGTTTGCTAGCGGCCAGACGGTCTCGTCCCAGGGGTCGGCATCGTCTGGCGCCGCATAGAGATGCGTCACAGTTGTTGGGTCCGCCGCGCTCAGCCCGTCGTCGATCAGCTGCGACAGGATATGCTGCGGGTCGTTGCTCTGGGTCGAGATGACCACGAACAGCGGCTCGTCGCGCGCGCCCATGGCGGTGTCGAGCACATCATAAAGATCGCGATTCCGTGCTTGGGCCAGTTCGTCGTAGATCACCACCGACGGGTTCAGCCCGTGCTTGGTGCCAGCCTCCGCCGAGATCGCGCGATAGACCGAGCCATTGTGCATGCACACCATGGTCTTCGTGCTGTCGACGATTTTTATCAGCGCCATCAATTCCGGATCGGCGCGCACCATCTGAGCGGCGATCTTGAACACGATGGCGGCCTGTTCGCGCTCGGTGGCCGCGCTGTAAATCTCCCCGTTGCGGATGGCCTCTGGTCCGACCAGGTGAGCGAGGACGAGTGCCGCGGTGAGCGCCGACTTGCCGTTCTTGCGCCCGACGCTGAGCACAGCGCGCCGCACGACGCGACGACCGTTGCGTTGCTTGGGTTCGTAGACATCGCGGAAGAACGCCTGTTGCCAGGGCCGCAAACGAAGCGGACCGCCAGCGCCGAGACCGCTCGGGACGATCAGCCGCTCGATGAACTGGATGACCCGGCGGGCGCGCTGCCGATTACGAGCCGGTTTCGACACCACCGATCAATCCCGCCCATTTGCTGGTTGCCGCACCGCTGCCATCGACCGCCAGCCGCACCCGGGCACTCGGCGTCATGCCGAACTCGGCGGCG